ATTGCCAATCCAATAGCCCTTGCAGTTGCTGCTGCAGTTGCCGCCCTAATATTCATTTGGGTAAAGTGGGGAGACGATATTAAAGCCTTCTTTAAGAAACACTGGGAAGAAACTAAGCAGATATTTCTTGAAGGTTGGAATGCTGTCACTGAAGGTATAACAAACGCTTGGAATAGCTTTATTGAAGGGGCCAAGACACTTTGGGAAAACTTCAAGTTAGTATTCAAGTTCCTATGGGACCATATCAAGGAAATATTCATGATAAGTTGGGAAGCTATCACATCACCAATAACACTTGCAATGAAATTGTTTATAGGTGTAATTAAGACCATATGGGAGCCTATGACTCAATTCTTTTCACAGACTTGGGGCAAAATAAAAGACAGTGCGACAAATACTTGGAATGCAACAACAAGCTTCTTGCAAAATACATGGACCAATTTGAAGACTAAGGCTTCTGAAACATTTACAAATATGAAGACCTTCTTGGGTGTTACATGGGATTTTATCAAAAATACAACAAGTAGCACTTGGAGTGATATCAAGACCAACTTGGGACAGCACTGGGACAATATCAGAAGCAATGCATCTAGTAAATTTGAATCTATCAGGCAGACTATTTCAACTGCATGGGGAAATATTAAGACTATTTCAGGAGCAGTTTGGGATACAATTAAACAGTCAATTAGTGGTAAGATGGATGGCATCAAGAACCACATAAGAGGAGCCATAGATTCAATAACAGGCTTCTTTAGAAATTGTAGGCTTGAGCTTCCGCACATAAGACTCCCACACTTTAATATTAGTGGTAGTTTCTCACTTAATCCACCAAGCATACCTCATATATCAGTTGATTGGTATAAAACGGGTGGTATAGCCACAGGCCCAAGTATAGTTGGTATAGGTGAAGCAGGAAAAGAGGCCGTTGTTCCACTTGAAGGCCGATATATGATGCCATTCGCACAGGCTATAGTTGATAGGATGAAATTTGACAATAGCAACAATGGAACAATAAATGTAATTTTAAATCAGGATATCAAGGAGACTGCAGACTTTAGGCAGGGCATGGATATCATTGACCATGAACTAAAGAGGCGAGGATATAAGTTGAGCTATGGAAGGGGGGCAATCTAAAATGCAGAAGTTAATAGTTGAAGTTAATGAGGAAATGATAGACCTAGCTAAGCTAGGGTTTTGCATAAAGGAAAGGCCCTCAATTCCAACACCTGAAAGGGTGATAGAAACGATTGATATTCCAGGACGTGATGGGGATTTACACGTTGAAAAGGGATATAAGGATATTGATATTACAGTTGAACTTAACTTCATGGATGACCATCTAAGGGATAGAATAAGGGGGGTCAAGGAAATATTGCTTGACTGTGACAAGATTATATTTTCAGACGATCAGGAATTCTGCTACATGGTAAATTTCACCAAGATAGGAGATATCGAGAATGAGGTAGACTTTTACGGATCCTTTGAAGCCACATTCAACTGTAAGCCTTTTAGCTATAAGCTATCCACTTTTAAATTCGTTTCAGCAATTGATTCATTTAGAGTAGATGGGTATAAGTCAGCCCCACTATTTAAAATAACAAATGCACAAGGGGATTGTTATTTTATATTAGATAATGACAACAGTAAGAAAATTGGAGTAAACATAAGGGCATCTGTGGTTTATATCGACTGTGAAAATATGACCTGCAGAAGTGATGATGGCATTAATTTGCTTGAATATATGATAGGTGACTTTATTGAACTTGATAGGGGCATTCACAGAGTCACTGCATATGGTGGAATGTCTAAGGTTGAAGTCATGACAAGAGAGGGGTGGAGATAGTGATAAGAGTTTACAGGTCAAATGAAATTAATTTCAAAAGAAATGGGGTTCAGGTCCTTGATAAGCTAATATCTAACCCGGTAGTATCTGAGGAAATCAATGGCATATATCAGCTTGAATTTTCTATTCCAATTAAGGATTCAGATTATATCGAAATGGAAAACATTGTTGTGGCACCCACTCCAACAAATGATGACCAGGCATTCAGGATATCGCATATAAGAAAAAGCAATGGAATGTACCACGTAACATGCTATCATATATTCTATGATCTTAATCATAATTTAATAGAGGATATAAATATCGTAAATTTAGGGGCGAGTGCAGCTCTTGAAAAAATAGACAAGGGATGTGTTAATGCACATCCTTTTAAAATCTATACAGATATTTCAAATAAGGTGGCCAGTAGTCGAATAGTTAGATATAACCCAGTCAGAGCAATGCTAGGAAGTGATGATAATTCATTCATTAATAGGTGGGGTGGAGAAATTGAAAGAAATAACTTCAATATCACTTTTAGAAAACGACTGGGGATTGATAGTTCAGTTCAAATTCGATACAAGAAGAATTTAATAGGCTATGAAGCCGATATTGACTACACACAGATTACTACCAAAATAATGCCTAAGGCAGCCGATGGTGTCCTGCTTCCTGAAAGATATATAACATCACCTAAAGTTAGTCAATATCACAATACTAAAATCAAGGTAATTGAATATAGTGACATTAAGATTAGGGATGTAGGGTCAAGTGACACAGAAGGAATGACCAAGGAAGAAGCCTACACTGAAATGCGAAGAAGAGCCTGGGCAGAATTTAGTGACAACCACATAGACGAGCCTAGGGCAAATTACAAGGTCAGCTTTATAGACTTAGAAAAGACTAAGGAATATAAGCATATCAAGAAGCTTGAGAATATCAATATAGGAGATACTCTAAAAGTAATACATCCTGAAGAAAAGGTCAGTATTACAGCTAGAATGATAAGCTATAAATATGACCCTGTTAGCATGAAATATATTGAAGTAGAGCTAGGAAATATTTCTGAATCATTCACATCAATTACATCAGAACTAAGGCGAATTAATGACAAAATCGATACTGATGTAATGAGTGCGGTTGATGACTCCAAAAAGTTGGCAACTAAAATGTTAAAAGAAGGATTTGGGGGACATGTTAAAATCATGCCCGACAAGATCCTGATAATGGACACAGACAATGAGAACACCGCTAAAAAAATATGGATGTGGAATAAGAATGGCTTAGGGTTTTCCAACACAGGAATCAATGGTCCATATGGACTTGCAATGACTAAAGACGGGTCAATAGTTGCAGACTATATCACATCAGGAAAGTTAAATGCTAATGTAATCAGGGCAGGGCAAATTGTTGGAAAGAACTTTAATTTAGACTTAGACAGTGGACTAGCCAAGTTCGGTGCAAATTCAATAACCAAGGACAGCCTAAGCCAAGAGTTAAAAAACGAATTAAAAGGCAAAGATGGACGAGATGGAACAGATGCCACATTGTATGAATGGTTAAGGGACTGGAATGGCACCTACACACAAGTAGACGGACGTAAAGTCATATCACCTAATATATTTGCAGGTAATAGAGATGGTGGTGTTTTCTTTAATGAAAATGGACTATACGTAAAAAGGGGTGGCACAACAACCGCCTGGATAAGTAATAATGGTTCAGGATTTTTTGGAAATTCAACAGACAATATTAGTTGGGATTCTAATGGTAATATTAGGCTTCCTAAGATAACCACAGATGCAATATATCCTGGAAATAGCGAACGTATAATTTTAGAGCGTGGATTAGCGCCTGGTGCCAATGACGCTAAATCTATTGATGCTACAGGTAATGCTATAAGATTAAAATATAGTGCCTATGCATATTTGAGTGTAAGTAATACTGGGATAAGTGGATATAGGGCAGGCGAACGTAAATTTGCAACAGCGGGCCAATATGACGGCATATCTGTAGCAAGTGGGACTGTGATGAATCTTGATAGTTCAGATACTCTAATGTCAGTTAATTCAGAGGCATTTTGGGCTAGAGCAAGCGGTGCACAAGTAATCTTAGCCACAAGAGAAGGTGTATATTCTACCACTGCACAATTAAGTTCAGATGCTAAACTAAAAGAAAATCTATGCAAAATTAATGATGATAAAATCATACGCAAGAATGATGATGTGAAATTTGATAATTTGACTGGTGAGGATGTTTTTGATTTTTTAAAAAACACCTCACTTTTTAATTACAATTTTAAGGGTCAAAATAAGCCTAAGTTTTCACTTGTCGCACAGCTTATTAAAGATCCTATAAGAAGCGTAATAGTAGGCTACAACAAGATAAATAAGACATATGCAATAGATGTATACAATTATACATCTATTTTACATGCAGGCATGCAAGAAGAAATTAAGAAAAGAGAAATGTTAGAAGCTAAGGTAAACTCCTTAGAATCTGATATAGATATTTTAAGAAAAGAGATAGAAACTCTTAAAAGTATGTTGTCTACAAGTAAGTAGGCAGAAAGGGGCAATATTATGGCACTTAGAGACATAGGAAAAGCAAAGTATAAAATAACTATGAAAGATGGCTATATTGAGGATTGCTATGCGACTCAATATGACACTGCCAGGGTGTTTGAATTCCAGGTATTTAATGACTCTCAAATAATGAGCCTATCAGGGATAACAATTAAAATGATGGTAGAGCAAGGCACTAAGGTGGTGTTTGCCACTGGGTCAGTAGTTAATGCAGACCAGGGAATATTCCAAGTAGTCTTAAATTCTGAAATGCTTGAAAACGACTCAATACACTATGCACAGATTGAGATGTCAAATGGTAGTGAGTCTATCCAGTCGCCGCCTTTTAAAATCAAGATAGGCAAATCAATTAAGACTGGGGCAAAGGCAGGAGTCAACATAGTAGTTGATTATGCCAAAGTAAAGCAATATATAGATGAGATTACTCACCTTAGGCTGCACACAGACGAATTAAAAGGCCCAAAAGGTGATAAGCCAGTAATTACTATAAATGATAAGGGCAATTGGGTCATTGACAATGTAGACACAGGCAAAAGGGCAATTGGTCAAGATGGTAAGATGTCATTTGAAGAGTTATCACAGGAGCAGAAAGCAAGCCTTAAAGGTGCTAAGGGCGACAAGGGAGATACTGGACTAACAGGCCCTAAGGGCGATAAGCCAGTAATCACAATTCAAAATGGTAATTGGTACGTTGACGGAGTAGACACAAGACAAAAGGCCAAGGGTGAAGATGGTCAAGTAACATTTGAAGCACTTACACCAACACAGAAGGCGAGCCTTAAAGGTGATAAGGGTGACACTGGGGCAAATGGTCAGCCAGGTGCTAAGGGTGATAAAGGTGAACAGGGGCTACCTGGTGAAGTAAGAGTCTTGACTCAAGCAGAGTACAATGCACTTACAATAGCACCTACAGATAGGACATTTTATTTGATTAGGAAAGAGGTGTAATTTATGGCTACTTTAAATTTGAATACTGAGAAAATAGATAAGCTATATATCGGCGGTCAGCTAGTAGTTGAGTCTGGAGGTGCAAGTTCAGGAAGTTGGAACGTTGGAGATGTGATTCCTGGGTCAAAAATCAATAAAATTTATTCATTTTCAAACGAATTTAAAAGAGCATGGCAGAAACAAAATAATTGTGTTCCCTCTGTTATCTCAGTTGATTCTGAAGGAAATATAATATTTGGTGAAAATAAAGAAAATCCCAATGTTGTAAAATTAAATAATTTGGGAGATGAAGTATGGAGATTCTCCGGCCACAGTAAAATGATAGAATCTGTTGTTGTAGATAAAGAGGATAATATATATAGCGCCTCTGATGATGGAACTTTAAGAAAAATAAGCAAGGATGGGCAAGAGGTTTGGAATTTTACCGGGCACACTAGGGAAATATCACGTGTTGTAATTGACACAGATGACAATATTTATACTGGTTCTTTTGATAAAACCTTAAGAAAAATAAGTAAAGATGGTCAAGAAATATGGAAGTTTACAGGACATACAGATATTGTAACTAAATTAGCCATTGATTCTGAAAATAACATCTATAGCTTTTCAAATGACAATTACATTAGAAAAATAAGTAAAGATGGTCAAGAAATATGGAAAAGAAACCCCGGGGGATATGTTTTAGGAATTAATGTAGATGGTGACGGAAACTTAATTATTACAAATGCCGATAATATGGTAGTAAAATTTATGCAAGATGGTAGAAGAGTATGGACAAATAGTACAAGGGATATGATGACCTCAATTTGTATTGACTCAAACAATGATATTTATGTAGGAGGATTTAACGGTAATATAATTAAATACAGCAAAGATGGTACAAAGTTATCAACTTTTTTAAATGGATCGCAAAATATCACATCAATGCATATAGACCACGAAGGAAATTTATACACTGGGGACTATGGGTATCAGGTTAAAAAAATATCTCCAAAGTCTAAAAAGCTACTGGGATATAAAATTCTAAGGAACAAGGAGGAAGCATAAAATGACAGCAACATATGTATTTGATTTTTTTAGGACTTGCACAAGCACACAGGAGTGCAGAGTGCTTTTTGTATTAGCGTTAATTGCTATTGCCATGGTAGTTGATTTTATCACTGGCACAATAGCAGCCTTTGTAAATCCGAATATTGATTTCAAATCGAAGGCAGGAATTAATGGTATTTTAAGGAAGATATCCAGTATGATAGTTTTGATAGTATTCCTTCCAATCAGCACATTACTGCCTAATGGTACAGACATGGCATTGATATATACACTATATCTAGGATATTTATTTTTTGAAGTTAAATCTATAATAGAGAATTTGGGCAAAAATGGCACAGATACAACTTTGTTTAAGGATATACTAAGCAAGATGTCAGGCAGTAATTTTGGCAAGTCAGAAGATAAATAAATTTTAATCTAGTGGGTGGTCTATGTGGCCACCCTATATATTTTAGAAAGTGAGGCAAGATATGAGAATATTCTTAAGTGTGGGACACTCAATTTTAAAAGGTGGTGTGTGCACTAGTGCAAGTGGATATACCCACGAATATAGGTATAATAAGGAGCTTGCACCTTATGTTAAAAGAGTGCTAGAATCACTAGGGCATAAGTGTGATGTGATAGTTTGCCCCGAGGGAGTATTTCCAAGTAAAAGAAGTGAATATAGCTATAAAATTCCTAAAGCAAATTCAGGAAAATATGACCTTGTTTGCGAACTGCATTTAAATGCTGCAGATGGAGCAGGACATGGTGTAGAAGTTTTTCACTACCCTGGAGATAAAAAGGGCTATAGTATAGCCAATCAGATATGCAAGAACATCAGTAGCTTAGGTTTTACCAATCGTGACCCAATAACTGGGCAGCTATATATGATTAATGACACTAAACCAACCGCCGTGCTTGTAGAGTCTTTCTTTTGTGATAATAAAAAGGATTCAGAGCTGGCTAAGAAGTTAGGCTTTAAGAAAATGGCCCAGGCTATAGCTTATGGACTTACTGGCCAAGTAGTAGGTAGTGATGTAGAAGAAGTTGAGCAGACCACTCAAAGGGCAGTCACTAAGTCAGGATGGACTGAAGAATCAGGCAAGTGGTATTATTACGATAAGGGAAAAAGAAGAACTGGCTGGCTAAAATCAGGCAAGCAGTGGTTTTACTTAAAGCCTGACAGGGATGGTGAAATGGCTACTGGCTGGCTAAAATACAATAACAATTGGTTTTACTTCAATTCAAAAGGCTATTGTATGACTGGCAAGCAGGTCATTGACGGTAAGACATATGAATTTGATAAAGATGGATACTTGATAAAGTAGGTATTAAAATAGGGGGCTTATTTGCCCCCTTGTTTTTATTACGCTTCTTCTATATTAACATCTAAGGCCTCTACCGCCTTAAGGTAATCGGCCCACATCATATCTGGGTCGTCGTACTTGTGATAATCCAAATTTAAATCTTCTAAGTGGTCTATATACTCGTATGCCTCTACGTCAGACCAGCTGTCACAACTTTCAACAAAACTTATAAACTCTTCGTGGTATTGTCTAACCCCGTCGGCTATTACTCTAGCTCGATTTAAATCATATTGATATTTTTTAAATCTCTTCCACTCTCCTACTGTATAGCCGTCTTCGTCTACATCAGCCTCATAAAAGTTATAAGTGCAAAAATTTACGTTCTTATTTTTTCTATAACCATCAATACTTCTATTAACAGCTGACAAAATGTCTACTTCTTCCGGTAGCTGGTCCCACTTTTCAATACAGTGGTCATATCCTGGTTCAAAAAGTTCACCTCTTGAATCTAATAACACTTCTTCTAATAAATATTTTTTCATTCTCCCTTTTCTCCTTTTAACTTATATTTTCCGAACTTTTTACAAATTTTTTAATTCTTTTTTTCTGATTTCTATTAGAGTTTCTAGTTCTTGAATATCATCTACAGTAGCTAGCTTTTTAATAAAATTTCTTGCTGTAGACCTGTTTCTTAAATATCTGGTACGCTCTCTGTTTTTCTCTTGCCATTTTTTATTTGCTATAGTTTGGTTATTTTTATCTTCCATCACCTTGCTTCCTTTCTCTTGCTCTGATATAATTAGATTATCAGAAGGGTGAGCAAGCACCCTCTTGATAATTTCTTTTGGTTGCCCTGCTATTGATTTAGTAGGGCTTTAATTTTCGCTTTAGCTTCTTCTAAATCCTTGCATTCATTTAGAATTTCAAGTATTTTCCTTATTTGGTTTTCTTCAGCTACCTCTCTCAGTAATTCGCTTGTGTTCATTCCTTTGTTCATTTTGTTCTCCTTTCTGCTCTTGCTAGCCTACTTGTAAGTTATTTCTTACTGTACTTATATTATACTATCGATAGTATATTTTGTCAATACTTTTTTAAAACTTTTTTAAAAAAAAAGATACTTTTTCCTTGATATGTACTCATCTAAATTCATGTGGTATAATGGAATAAAGAACATATGTTCTTTATGTAATGAAAGGAGATTAATGTGGAAAGTATTTTTAATTATAAATTGAAAAAGGGTGACTGCCTGGAATTAATGAAAGAAATAGAAAGCAATACTATAGATATGATACTGGCCGACTTGCCTTATGGGACTACAGCATGTAAATGGGACAGCATCATAAATTTAGACACCTTATGGAAAGAGTACAATCGAATTTTAAAGCCTGGTGGGGTGGCCGTATTATTTTCAGCACAGCCTTTTACTACAAAGCTTATAAGCTCTAATATTAAAGATTATAAATATTCTTGGTATTGGATCAAGAACAACGTCACAGGCTTCAGCTTTGCAAAATATCAGCCTATGAGAAAAGTGGAAGATATAAATGTTTTTTATAAAAAGCATCCACCATATAATCCGCAAGGACTAATAAAGCTTGATACTCCAAAGACAATTGTACGAAAAAAGCCTACTAGAGAGACGATATATGACGGCAAAGATGTACTATGTAAGGAATATTTACAAAAATACACTAATTATCCTAACAATATTTTGAATTTTAGTAAGGAAAGCAAATGCGTGCATCCAACTCAAAAGCCTGTGCAACTGCTTGAATACTTAATTAAAACTTATACAGATGAAGGTATGCTAGTATTAGATAGTTGTATGGGAAGCGGATCCACTGGGGTTGCCTGTGGCAATTTAAATAGAAGGTTTATAGGGATTGAATTAGAAGATAAGTACTTTGATATATCCAAAAAACGCATCACTCAAGCATACAGAGAAGCCAAAGCTAGATAGGAAAAACCACAAAAATTCATGCCTTAATTATTGAGATAATAACACACTAGAAACAAATTTTATACAAACATTGAAATTTCAATACTTTGAGTTCGGCAAAAGATAGCAAAGAGATAGGAACCGTACAATTTTACAGATATTTCAAACCTCGGTATACAATGTATGCCGAGGTTTTTTATTAGGGACGTATCCCTATTGAACTCGCAAAGCGTGCGAAACAATAATGGTTGTATAATATTTAGTTTTGGTGAGAGAAAAAGACTTTATCGGAGCTGATATACCAAAAAAATAGGAATAGATATTAAATTTTATGTTATAATTAAATGATATAAAGAGTTATAGTTAAGCATAAAACTGATTGTGGAAGGGAGAAAGCGATATGGAAACGAAAGTACTATTTATAATCTTTTCAATAGAAGCTATGATGATATACGTCTTTATGGATAAAAAGGCTAGGCATAAAATACCCAAGTATATTATGCTTATCCTATCCATATATTTTGTAAACGAGCTTGCAATTGCCAGCAAAATAGAAGAAGACATACTATGGGGCATAAATCTAATAAGTAATTTTCTAATAATAGTAAATATAGCTGTAATTCTGGTTCAGTATATATATTTAAAAAATAGGCAAGAAAAATCGTGATTATAAATTTTAATGGAGGGCAGGATATATGAAATTTGTTCTAAAGTATATATATGGAAACAAAATTAAATCATTTCTAGTTTCTTTTTCATTTCTAATTTGCATCACGATTATTATCATATCCAGCTCCTTAGTTGAGACCATTTCAAATCTAGAAAATTTACAGAGAGAATATCAGAATACGCCATATAATGTAATTATAAAAAATGCTAAGAATAGACAATATGAAGCGATTAAGGACAACAAAGAGGTAAAAGCCTTAGGGCTAGAGAGTTTTATCGGTTCTTCAGTGGATAAAAAGTACCTGTATCAAGTGGTTGGAACAAATTCTGACAACCTATTATCAACTTCTATGTTTATTAAGGGAGGTCTGTTTAAAAAGGAAAATGATGTTATTCTAGAAAAATGGACATTGGATTATTTAGGTCTAAAGCCTAATATAAATCAAAAGCTTAAAATAAGCTATAAAAATGAGTCGGGAAAAATAGTCAATGAAGAATGTAATATATGTGGAATAATCCATGATACACCTACCAAAAAGAATATAGGTGTAAAAACGATATATAAAAATATCAAGGATAGCAAGTCTAATGATTTAAGTATTAAACTAGAGTATAAGAGGGGGACTCATCTATTTTCTGTTTTAGATAGGTATCAATCAAAGTACAAAATTGAAAAGAATAATATATCTATAAACGCATCATCTCCAGAAGAGATAAGTGAAATTTTAAGTAGCGATCTTGATATAAATAATATTATTAAGAGCTCAATTTTTTCATTGTTATGTATCTTAATAGTTTTTTCTATAATTAATATGTCTATAAGAGA